ATGAGCGTAAGCAGAAATACCATTGCTACCACCTTTTGCTCGTAGTTCAATATCAGTTTTCTCTGGGAAGTATAGTGGTGCTGTAAATGTGTGGTTGTAATGAACGCCAGCAACTTGGAAAATATGTCTGGTTCTAAAAACTTTCTCAAACAATCTTGCTTTCACTCTAACTGTAATCTCCTCGTTCTTTAGGGTAGTACAATCCAAATTGAATAGATAAGCACTCTTACCAGCAGGAACAGTATAGAGAGACATGAGTGTCTGTTGTGATTCAACACCAATCTGTAGAACTACTGTAGCACCTTTAGATAATGTAAAGTCAGCAGTGATTGCTTGTGATCCAGAAACAAAACCACGGAACACACGCTTCCACGAATTCTGTGTAGTTTGTGCTGTGCCATCAAGGGTGAGAACTTCTGTCGTTAGTTCCCAGTTTTCATTCAATCCCTGAATGGTAATCTCTGCTCCGTTATTACCAGCTTCAGCATTTGTGGTTAGTGTAGTGGCAGCAGTATCCATGGTCGCCCAAGGATACAAATTACTACCATCCCAGATAGTTTCAAAATCTTGGTTGCCTAATGCTGTGTTAGCACCAAACTTATGAACGTAATTGTATCCGTCAATCTGTCCTGCCGAGATGGGGATATTGGAAGCAGCACCAAACGAGTTGATAGGGTTGCCGTCTTCATCGGCAATCATCACTACCTCAAAGTTGGTTGTGTCCTGAACCCTATATGCTTGGTCCTGCTTGTTCCACTGTGCCATTAGTTTCCGTATGCGATTTTACTTGCGAATACAGTTGCTGCTGTAACTGCTGTTGGAGTTGGTGTAGCTCCATCATCAGCAGAAATAACAACGGCGGGTGTCTTTTCGATAGAAACTCTCTCACCAGCAGCAATCCAAACAGTAACAGCAGATGCCTCTGCTATTAAAAGTCTAACAGCAGTATTGTTTGTATTGATTACCGATACAATACTGGCAGTATCTACATCTGATGGTGTTGCTAAATCAACAGCAGTTGATAGTGGTTTGATCGCCATGTTCCCGTACTTTTTTATTATTTATCTCTTGCCGCCACCCATCTCTTTCAGCATCTTCTGAAGCTCTGTGGTGCTACCAACAAACATAGCATTGTTGGTGACACGGGATGGTCCTTTCTTTTCCTCGTCAAGATCCTTCATCTTCTTATGGAGATCTTGTAATTTTTCAGTCATGTCTGCAACGTGCTTCATCGCCGCTACAGCGACTTCATACGCTCTCGGGTGCCCTGACTCCTGGGCGACCTCTAAAGCGCCTCTGACCGCCTCCTGCCCCTGGTCTATGAGTGTGTATAACTCACCTCTGGTATATTCATAATCTTTCTGGCGGTCATCCTGGTTGCCCTCACGCTCCTTCTTGACAGGCTTTGGTTCTTCAACAACCTCGGCACTGATATTGAGGAGTTCCTCCATGTTCTCTTCTAAGTTCATAGTAATCAATAGAATGTAATTCCTTCATTAAATCCAAAGTCGTCGTCTGCAGTAACCAGTAGATCATCTGCTGCATCAATATCACCATCTCCATCGTTATCAGCGAGTGCCTTTGGAGAATATGTACGAGTGACAGTTCTTCTATTTACAGCAAGATCGCCAACAGTTTCATGGATGATTGCTTTTCTGATAATGTCAGATTGACTGTAAGGACCGTACAGATAAGTTTTTACACTAAATGATAGTGTGTATACAATATATCTACGCTGTAAGAAATCATCATCCCACTCGTCTTCGTAACTAATGCCGTTAAGGATAATTGATACATCACGTTTTTCATCCATATCTGGAATCATGTTTAACGTAATGGAGAATGATGGTTGGAAGTATGGTAAAATTTGCTCTACAATTTGTAGTGCATCATCTTGTGACTTTGCAATAACTCCCAATTCAAATCCCAAGTTGTATGGAACTGGGACATATTGAGTCTTTACTTCATTGCCGTTATCTGCAATAATACTTTTATATTTTTGAATGGGTGAAGTCTTCCTACCGCCATCATAATCAATAGATGTCATTTCAAAGTATAAACGTGGCAGAGTGATGGCAACCTTTCTGCCTACATCGGGGTTCTGCTCTAGTCTTGTAAGAAACTTATTCTTTGGACCATAAGCAAGGGGCACCTTTTCAACTTCCAAAACATCACCAGTGCTTGGATCTTTCTTCACCAACTCTAGGTTGTTGAAGATTGTACCAAATGCAATAATATTCTTTCTTATGATCTCGTTATAAAAATGTGACCCTAACATTAGATACTACCCGTGAAGTTTCCGTACTCACCAAATGGGTTATCCTCAGTCCAGTCAATAATATTGTCTGCTGTATTTTCGATTTCCCTATTTTGGTCGTACTCGCTGTTCGTATTATTTAGAGTGTCAAATGTACCAACTACCCAAACAGCTCCGCTATTATTTCCAGTTATCGCTTCGCCTGTCGCAAATGTTCCAGTTCTATTGATAACTTGTATAATCCTGGTACTATTGTCCCACGACTTGACTTCTGCTTCGACACCAGTTGTAGATCCTGTAATTGTCTCACCCACAGTAAAGTCTCCAGTCCCACCAACCCCAAGGGTAAGAGCAATAGCAGAACTAAAGAGAGTTTCGATTTCATCGATATCTGCGATTCCTGTTGAAATGTCATCGTTGCCAACCTCATAAATTTCAGCAGTTAAGATTAGAAACTGGATCTTTCCAAACTGATAGAATGGTGTTTCTCTTTCTACAAATTTAATTTCGTATAGATCTGTTGTCAATGGAAAGTACAACAAGTCACCTTCATTGGGTCTACCAGGAACAGTTAAAGTTGGAGTATATTGTGCCTCCACCTCATCCCATCTTCTCGTAGATACAATGAATTTTACTTCATCGGTAATGCGAAGACCGAACTTACTAATAAATTCTGAAGTATCGCCAAATCCTTCTACGTTCTGTAAGAGCATTTCTACTTGGAATTGCTCAAGATACTTTGAGTAGATAACATCATCCAAAGTGTTATCTCTCAAGATAGTTCTTGGTAGATAATAGATATCCGTTCCGAACAGTTTAATCTGCTCGTCAACCAGATCCTGGTATAAATCTTGTTCCCCAGAATCTCCTTGATAGTATGTTGGAAAGTAAGGACTAGTAGGCATCTTATCCGATCATATCCATAGGTGGAATAGCATACTTGCTGAGAACTTCGGATTCGATTTTCTCAATTTCTGCTAGTGCGTCTGTGTATAGTTCTCTGCCATTGAGGGTAATACCACCAGGCAGTTGAACATTGTTGAACTTGATTAGGTTTTGTCCCCATTGCTTCTTCATCAAAGCAGTCGCATATCTCTTGACAAACATGTCATTATACATTTCAGTGGCATCGGTTGGGTCGAGAAGTCTGTGAGCTTCAACCAACAACCACGAATCAGCCTGCAGGAAATCTAAATCTACATCTAGATATAGTCTATCTCTCCTTTGAGTGTATCTAAACTGCTGAAATGATCCATTGTTCAAAACCATATCTAAGGTTTCTAGATATTGTTTTGTCATAAAATAATTTAGAATATCAATAGATCCAAATGCATAGAGATCATTTAGAAAAATTTGATACTCGATACCAAAGAGATTTGATCTAATCGAGTTTCCAACAATACCAAAAACACGAGTAATGCCCACAACATGATCGGGAATAGGAATGTAATTCGTCGCCTCTTCCCAATCAGTTGTACCAGATGAAGTAGTTACTTCACCAGCAAATCTTGTTTTATCATCATTGGTTAACTTATGGCGGAGATAACATCTCTCCATACCGTTGTAGCAGTTCTCTTGAAAGAACTGTATGGTATCGTCAATGACGTTGTTGACCTGCTCGTCATCAATATTGATTTGGAGGACAGGCTCGCCAAGCTGCCTCTTACAATATGTGATGAGTTCAGATCTAGAACTTGGAGATGCCATTACACACAAAAAATCCCTTCTTACCTATTTAGGAAGAAGGGATTTAGTATTTATTCTTCTGGCGCGTCTGGTGCTCCAGGTGCGATTGGTTCTTCCTCTTCTAGAAGACCGAGAGTTTCAAGACCACCTTGTAGCTTAATCTTGTATTCTCTTGCTTTAGTAAGGTTCTCTTCCAGTTCTCTAATTTGCTTTTCTGTCTGAGCAATTTGATCTTCAAAATTTTTCTTAAGTGCTGATGGGTCCATAGTAATCACATTGAATAGTGTGTGTATTATTTAGAAGGGAAAACTCTATATGAATATTTGTCATTAGCAACTAAAGATGGCATAAAATTCATTGAAATTGAAATTCTATTATCTTTTTGATTCCCACCATAACCATGCGTTAGATGAGATTGCCACATTAAAAGTTCGCCTTCCTCTGGATGAATTATAACATCACAATTATATTTTCCGAATTTGTTTCTATCTGCTTCTAGAGATATTGATGGTGTTGGTGAATGTGTTGCTCCATCTTTATGTCTAAAAAATAGGGGAGCATGTCCTTCTTCGTGATTGACATAGTAAGTTCCAGAAATGTATGAATTTGTATGATAGTGAGGATACTGCTGTCCACCAGCATTACAAATGTTTAACCAACTATCGGTAACAATCATTTTCTCTGGAAGCTGATATCCCATAACTTCGGAAACAAACATAGAACATTGCTCTTCCATCCATTCCCTTAGGGTATTAAATTCTTCTCTGTGGAGAAAAGACTGACCACGCATATTATCATAATGGAAAAGATTATCAGACATGCCGTTCTTTTCCATGTCAGTTCCTTCCATCATTTCAACAATAGAAGATTTTATATCAGCATTTCCAGAATATGTTTCTCTAAAAATTGGATTTGGGAATATGTCAAAAATTTTCATTCTACTTTAATGTTCCAAGCTATACTAATTCTATCTTCTTCTGATTGATTTACCAACACTCTATGTAATATGTGAGATGGAAATATGATTATTCTACCTTCTACTGGATTGATAGTAACAGAAGGAGACACTTTAAATTCTGGTGCTACTGAGTTTATAAGATTGAACGACTCATAATATGTCGGGTTTGTCAATTCAATTTGTCCAGAATTTTCTGGAGTTTTGATCCATAGAACAGCAGATAGATCTGATCCAGGATGTGTGTGTCTGTCGTTAGAAGTTTGTGGCGGATTAATATTGATCCAGGGTAATCCAAAGAAAAATCTGGTAGTTAGATACTTAGATAAAACTTCAGAAACCTCATCGTAGATCGGTTCTAAAATATCAATATCCAATTCGTGGGATTGCCACCCACCATTGTTTGAGATCTTTACCCCTTCATTATTTTTTTGTTGCTCATAGCAGTACCTAATAATTTTATTTCGATACTGCGGGAACTCACTTAGATCATGACCTACTATTTGCGTAGGGAATAGTGGAAATAAATTCATTTCTTCAATACATAAATTACAATACCATTCCACCAAGAGTTGGAGTCTTCCAATTCATCTGTAAGAATGATCCTCTCATATAAAATGTCTAGCTTGTTTTCGGATACAAACTCTTTAGCAGATTCTACCACATTTTTAAAATTAGCATCGTCTACAATAAGGATAAACTCATCCTCTGTGTAATTAAGAATATGATTTAAACAAGATTTTTGGACGGATCCATCGTGGTCTGCGTCATAGAAGATAGTGTTGACTTTCTTGTCCAAGTTCTCTTCTGTAGCAATACGAATATCACCATTTAAAATAGCGATATTACTATTGTCAGTCCATGTAGTTTTGACATTCTCAATAAACTTTTCAATAGATCCTTCTTCACCAGACCACTCGATATCATCTCTTACTGGTCTGATGTTCTTATCTTCCCAGTGATCAGCAGCGTATGCGGTAACATCATTTCCTTGAATGGCAGCACAGAATGTACTTCCATTGTATACACCAACTTCTAGATACTTGGTGTCGTCATAGGAACAGATATTATTGAGGAAGTGCCTGACAGTATTAGATGACAGACCTTCGATGTCATGATTAAACTTAGATTCTTTTTTGATTGCTTTGTCTATAGAATCTAAACAACGTTGAATATATGGGTGTAGCTCTCTGTCCTGTTTCTTGAGGTGTGCGTCAACAACAGACTCGCAGTAATTACAATCCCAACAATCAAACTTACAGGTTTTAATCTTGTCTCTCCAGATATCAATAGGACGATCTTTCATATCAAGATCTTCCATGTATGGATCGAGTTGTGGGAAGAGCAGTTCTTCTTCTCTGTCCCATCTCTCAATAATATCCATAGACTCTTTTAGACGCATCATGCTCTCACGTCCATGCATCTTGAATACATCAATACCTAGATCAAGAAACTCTTGCCAGTCTTCTCTCCAAGGTGGAATGTTTGCTGCTTTGAGTGATACAGCAGAATCTTCATACTGCCATGTAGAACATGAGACTCTACTGATAGAATCATTGAAGTACTGTGGACCATCTCCACATCTAGTTGCATTGAACTGGTAATGCTCTGGCATGATAGGACAACCACCCCAACATCCTTCATTGGCAAGCAAAGAAAGTTTTACTGGTTTACCAATAGAAGCACAGTATTCTTTGGCATCAATGATACGTTCCAGTTGCTCTCTATCACGCATCAAGTCTCTGTCTAGATTGACATAATGAAATCCTGCCTTGGCAGCAGCAACTACCTCATTGGGTCTAGTAACCTCACGTAGAATAGTATTCTTGATATACAGTTCAGGAAACTCTTTCTGGATCTGACCTGTAGATACCCACGTTGTATGTGGTAGAGTTACAATACGAATACCCTTGTCATACAGTGGTCTGAAATTCTCAATCCACAAGTCCAGGTTTTTTTGATCTGGTCTTACCCACATATTATTGAAGGTAGCGGAAAGGGGAATACCAGTCTGCTCTGCAATCCACAATGCGTTGATGGTGGTTCCCCTTACAGGATCTTTGACAAAAATATCTCCCATCGCATCCTGACCGAATGGTTCGATGCGACAAGTGAAGTATAAATCATAGATCAAATCTTTATTCTTTTTCAGAAAAGGAATAAAGTGGTCTTGTGTAAACTTCCAATCAGCTTTCGGATTGATCGGTAGACTGAAGATATTTCGCATTAATTTCATCCTTAATTTGATCTAGTAGAGGTACGTTCATTGTTTCCTCAATTCCATGGAATGTGGGAATGTTTACATCAGGAGACTCTGCATATGCCTTAAAGAACTTTTCTGTTCTCCCTTGGATTTTCTCCATAGACAGTTTCATCAGACAAGAATACTGAGAAGCAACATCCAATGCAGCAATCTGATCTTCCTGTTTCATCATTGAAATGGAATCTAGATTTCCAATACCAACTCTGCCATGAGCAATGATATCCATTGCTGCTTGTTTTCCTAGTCTAGCAATCCAATATTTTCTCTCTTCTTCGTCGTTCCACTCAGTACCTTTTTCTAGTTCTTCTAGCGAATCGACATTTTTTTGGATGTGATCAATAAACACATTCATTTCATACTCTAACTGTGCCTTTCTTCTGTCCCACATTTCCAAGTCTAACTTGGCGTCATCTAATTCAATTTGAGCTTCTATTTTCTCAAATTCGGTTTCTGCTTTGTCTAGACGATCTTGTGCGACATCAACGGCAAGTTGACTTCTGCGCTTACCGATGTCCATTTTCTTTTGATTGTGTAGTCTATTCTCTACTTCAATCAGAACCTGCTTTAACTGTCTATCACCAGTGACGTGTGATTTGATCACAAAATCGTCAATCTGATTCTTAGACATTCCAAGAGCAACCTTTACGGAGTGCTCATAAATTTCTTCTTTTGTAATCATGACAAATCAAAAATTAATGATTAGAACTTTAAACCTGGGACTACATCTTGTCTGAGACCTTCGGGACTCACTCTTCCCTCTTCCTCCGCTTGAGTTAGAGGCATTGGGACTCCCATGTAATCCTCATATAATCTATTTAGTTGTCTAATTGTAGTACAATTATAGAATTCTGTTTTAAGAGCAGATGCTTTTACATACAAATCTTTAACAGACTTGTCATAAAAATTTTTCTTTTGAGAAACAAGAGTCTTCAGAGATTCTACACTAGTACCTTTTGCTTCTGCTAGTTCAGACAAAATGAAATCAGTTTCATTCTCTACATCATCTTTCAAGAATTCCCAAACTTTTTTCTCTAGATTTACAGCACTGTCATCTAGTGCTTCAAATCTGGTATTAAAAGTATCTTCAATGATAATCTTAGCAAAGAGTTTCATTGCTCTAAGAATAGTATTATATCTTTTCTCTGTCATGGGAACAGCAACCTTTGGTCCCTGTGTCATGTCAGCATAAGAAAGATTATCAAACTCTTCATTATCTCCAACATCAGATGCAGAAACTTTAATAGTGGAGCGAATATCACCCCAACTTCTCAGTCCAAACACAGCAACTTCTCTAGTTACTTCTACAGCATATCCTGGAAGTGCCGCAATAGAGTTTTTGTCTTCAACATGTAAAGAAAAACAAGACCAGTCTAGAACATTACCTACAGGTTCGAATGTTCTGGAGGTCGCCGCGTCGTAATCGTTTTTACAAATAAAATATCTTTTGCTCATTTTAAACTCCTGTGTAACCCGTTGCTAATGTACCATACTCAATACCAGCAGCAGACGCTCTACCACCTGGACCCGTTGAGTTCAACGAAGAGTTGAATGTAAATGAATGCGTTGAATAATTAAATGACCCACCAGTATTATTCTGAGCACCATTATACATTCCATTCATAAATCCATAATCCATTCCAGTATGGAAAGTTTCCTCTCCAGTAGCTCCTGGTTTTCCAACGGATTGTAAATTAGACCCTGTAGCACTGTCTCTTCTAGTCATGGCGGTGCCTGTTTGGTAACCACCTGCCTCGTTCCAATAGGAGAATCCCTTTCTAGTTGAAACTGTTTTGTTGGTTCCATCTGTTCCAGGAGCACCGCTCCAAGCAGACCAAGATTGTGTTGCCCAGGCGAATAGATAACCGTTGCCACCTTGCTTGTACATTCCATTGTCTTCACCATAACCACAGGCTGGGTTATCACCACCCGAACCACCAGATCCACCAACAGTTGTTACAGTATCATTCGTCAAGTCATATCTGTCTGGAGAGTCGTTGTTGTTTCCGCAAACATAAGCATACTTAAAATCTCTCTTCATAATAGAAGTTCTGTTTCTGGATGTTGACATATTAGTCGCTGTTCCAGCATTAGTTTCTGTTACCATACTGAATGTAGAAACTTGGTTGCCAGTACCGTTCCAAGAACCAGCAGTACAGAAGACGTATGCTCTCATGCTACTGTTTTGAGCACCAGCAGTATATGCGTCAGATGATGTCAACAAATCACCAAGATTTGCCATGGAGAATGTTGAGTGTGTACAACGATTTACGTTTCTCCAGGAAGAAGATGACTGATAACCAGCTGCTGGATAACCTCTAGTGATAGCAAAACCTTCTGCAAAACTAACAACAATTTCCCAATAAGCATTTACACCATCGGATTTTAAAACTGCTCCAGCGGTAGTTCCATCTTGTCCAAGAGGAACTTGTGGTGGTAAAGTTGAAAATGGTTGGCCATTTACCAAAAGTTCATTATTACCAATATCAATATCTCCACCAAAAGTTACAGAACCATCATTGTTTAATGAAATGTTTGGTACTGTAGAACTTCCAGCGGCAGTATATTTTAGCTGATCTACTCTTAATTCAGATGCCATGGATACAGAGATCTCCTATCGTAATATTTATACAACGTTCCAACTACCGCCATCCGCAATAGTAATTACTACTCCATTATTTATTGTAATGGGTCCGAAACTGCCAGCATTATATCCAGATGGAATGGTGATATTCTCATCAACAAAATTTCTATTTGACTTGAACGTTCCATAAGTATCTAACCACTGTTTGATACCGTTAGCATAGAGAACTCTATTGTTTGCTTGATTAACAAAGTCCTGACCTTCGATATTTACAGAACCAAGAACATGCAACTGATATGTTGGATCTGCTTTGTTGATACCAACTCTAGACAATCTATAGATGTCAGCACCATTGGTTGCTTCAGTCCATCTGGATGTTACAAACTCTGCATTATTCTGGAACAACTGACCGTTAAAGTTAACATCACCTTGAACGTTAAACTTATAGTTTCTAACTGTAGATCCATCAGTTGGATCAACCCCAGAAGTATCGGTTGTGTTGATAGTAACGGCATTATTGACGCCACTAATTCCAAGGGCAGGAGCACCACTAAAGGTAGTTCCACCAACAGCGTCGGATGCTTCAAATGTGAAGAAGTTATTTGATTGAGTATTGCTACCAACTCTCCAATATCTTGTTGCTGAATTATTATAGAAGTTCAGTGCTCCGTTAGAAGTATTCTGAACTGTAATTGCTTCAGTAAATTTAGCACCGCCACCAACATCAAGGGCAAGACCAGGAGCAGTAACGTTGATACCAATTCTTCTTGTAGCAATAACATCACCAGTAACTTGGAATGCTAGTGTTGTTTCAGTGCCACTAACTAGGAAAGCATTTCCGTATGCGCTATTTGGGGTAGATGCATCGGCATGAACATAACTAATAGTTCCTTGCTGTGCCCAATCATCACCAACGTTATCACTAAATCTTAGTTTAGCACCAACCTCATTAGTAAGAGATCTGATATAAACACCAAGATCACCAACAACGTCAAGAGTTGATCTTGGAGCAACACCAGCGTTGATACCAACTTCATCGGCAGAAACATCAACAAATAGTGTATCAGTATCAACAGCAAGGTCATCGGTGATAGAAACAGTTGATAAGAATGTTCCAGTTCCAGCAACACTTAAGTTTGAAGAAGCACCAGTTAGGGTTAGCGAACCAGTCATGGTATCGCCTGCCTTCAGAACGTTTAGTGAAGCAGCGCCAGTTAGAGATGCTGTGATTGTACCAGCAGCAAAGTTGCCATTCGCATCACGCTTGACAGCAGTATCAGCGACATTTGTAGATTGGAATGTAATATTACCAGCGTTCCAAACTACGTTACCATTTACATTTAGTCCGTTCGCATTTGCTACAAGAACGTTTAGAGTTCCTGAACCATCTGTACTATTACCACCAGTGGCAACAATTGCAGCATTGTAGCTTGATGGTACTAATTGAGCACTAGTGAAATATAAAGCAGGAGATGTAGCAACTCCATCTCTTCTGCCAAGTCTTAGGTTTGCAGTTCCGCCATCACTTTCCAGTTTTGCAACTTCTACAACGTTATCATCATCAATCGTGAAGTCTTGGAACTCTTCTCTGTTAGCAGCACTACCAATTGTGAGAGCACCAACAAAGTTACCAGTTGTTAATCGTCCAACAATAATTGTATAATCTTCTGTTCCATCTGCTACATCGTTAATGATTAGATTATCAATTGCAATCTGTCCAGTTGCCTGAGCATTTGCATCATATAAATTGACAGTATTGCCAGGGGTGAATGGAGAAACGTTTAGAATTCTGCCAGAGAGATAAATTTTGTACTTAGGATCACCGTTGAATGATTGAACTGTTAGAGTATCTCTGAACTTAGTGGCACTCATGAATGTTGGCAATCTGTTATCAGAAACAGTGCCACTATTGATATTCAGAGCATTCTGATACCAAGTTCCCTGCTTGCCATCTAATCTATCGGCGTCTAGACCAGAACCAATACCATCATTTAGAGAGGTCCACATCTTCGCCCATGTACCGAATGCAGTAACACCAGTTCCAGAACCACGTAGCCAGATGTTATCATTATCGGTAAATGCCATCTGTCTGACACCACCTTCAGCAGTTAGACCTTGACCTTTGTTTCTAATTGTTAGAACAAGGTGTTGAGATCCACCGTCAAATAGTTGGTCCGCAGAGTTGTTGATCGTGTTAGCAACAAGACCCTCAACAAAGTTGTTTGGAGTTGGGTTTGAAGTTGGGTTGTTAGTACCAGATGCAAGACGAATGGTGTTTCCAGAAGAACCAGAAACGCTGATGTTGTATGTGCCAGCAAGTCTATCAGTTGGAAGCGTACCAGAATTCTGGTTGCTTGAGTTTAGATAGAATGAACCCTGTCTCGTATCAAGTAAGTCAGCATCTAGACCTGATCCAGGACCAGTCTTGATCTCGATAGAACCGTTACCAGAACTTCCGATGTTGAATTGATCTTTCTTGAATCTTGATACACCAATTGTTCCATAAAGATCTGAAGAAATTGTCAGATCAGTTACTCTTTGAACATCTACTGAAACGTTTGCATATTGTCTATTGACTGTAGAAATCTTAGTAGCAAGAACAAGAGAAGATCCAGAACCAATAACTGCTGGTGGGGATGTGATTGAAAAATCACCAGTATATCCAGATCCACCATCGGTAACTGTGACTTCTGTGACTGTATTGCCAGAAACAATAATATTTGTTCTTAGTCCAGTTCCAGCACCACCTTGTAGTTCTACGTCAAAATACTGACCATCGGTAAATCCACTTCCACCATTTGCAATGATAATGCTATCAACAAAGTTT